GGTTAGCGTCCGAGGACGTGGTGTAATTTCTGCGCCTTCATCGGTGCAATCCCGGGTGGCCATCGAGGTGTATGGTCGAGGTGGAGTTTCGACGCTTCAACCACGAACCCTACGGAGACCCCGATGACCAAAACCAACATGGACCTGTCCGAGCTTCTGGCCAAGCACGATCAGGGCGACTTCCTTCGCACGATCGCCGAGGCGGTGCTGCAACTGATCATGGAGAGCGATGTCGACGGGCTGATCGGCGCCGGCCGGCATGAGCGCAGCGGCGAACGCACCACTTGGCGGAACGGGTATCGAGAGCGCGCTCTCGATACCCGTCTGGGCACGCTGAACCTGCGAGTGCCGAAGCTGCGGCAGGGCAGCTATTTCCCCGGCTTCCTGGAAGCCCGGAAAACCTCGGAACAGGCGCTGGTCGCCGTCATCCAGGAGGCATGGATCGGCGGCGTCTCGACCCGCCGCGTGGACGAATTGGTGCAGGCCATGGGCCTCAGCGGCATCTCGAAAAGCACGGTCTCGAAGCTGTGCAAGGATATCGACGAGAGGGTCGGCGAGTTTCTGAACCGTCCCCTGACCGGCGACTGGCCCTATCTCTGGCTCGACGCCACCTGTCTGAAGGTGCGCCAGGGCGGGCGCATCGTGCCGGTCGCGGCGATAATCGCCGTGGCCGCCAACACCGAAGGGCGCAGGGAAATCATCGGCCTGGGCATCGGGCCATCGGAAGCCGAGATCTTCTGGACCGAGTTCCTGCGGTCGCTGAAGGCGCGCGGCCTCGGCGGGGTCCGGCTGGTGATCAGCGATGCTCATACCGGCCTCAAGGCCGCCATCGCACGCGTCTTCGAGGCCACCTGGCAGCGATGCCGCGTGCATTGGATGCGCAACGCGCTGGCCCATGTCTCGCGCGGCCAGCACACCGTCATCGCCGCCGCGATCCGGCAGGCCTTTGACCAGCCCGACCGCGCCAATGCCGGCGAGACATGGCGCAAGGTGGCCGAGCAGTTGCGCCCGAGATGGCCAAAGCTGGCCGATCTGATGGACGACAGCGAGCATGATGTGCTGGCCTACATGTCCTTTCCTCGCCAGCACCGCACCAAGCTGCACAGCACGAACCCGATCGAACGCCTGAACAAGGAGGTGAAGCGCCGCGCCGATGTCGTCGGCATCTTCCCCAACGAGGCCTCCATCATGCGTCTGATCGGCGCCGTGCTGTTCGAGCAGAACGACGAATGGCAGACCGCAAGCCGCTACATGATGGTCGAGGCTTTCGCCCAGATCGACACCGAGGAGATCGACCCCATTCTCAGCATCTCAACGAAAGCCGCCTGATTATGCTCTCAGGCCATCCGGGAAATTACACCACCTTGACGGACGTGACCGCAAATTCTGTAGCCCGCCGCTTGGCAGAGGAGCTGCTAATGCCCTACTCGAGTGGGCAACCAAAACATGGCTGCGATTGCCCTCAAATGGAACGCAGGGCGCCTTACCGTGCGGCCCGGCGAATTTGCGTCCGGCTGGGTCGAAGTCTTTCCCCAACTCGATGAGTTCGGTCGTGATATCCTTGACCTGCCCGGTTTCTCGACCGAAGGCTATCAATCGCTCGGCGGTACGTCCACGCCGCACGTTGTTGAGAATCGCGCGGAGGGCGGACCCAGAGCGCTTCCAGAAGGTATCCCGGAGACGGATGCAGAGGGCAGACCCGTGGAACCTGCGCCGGAAGCGCGGGGCTTGCCTGCACAGGGGCGTCCGGGAACTTGGGTTGTCGGCCCTCGCGGAGACAGATTGTATGGCCCCGACGGAAAGCCGATCAAAGACGTTGATTGGGGCCACGATCACGGCCAAGGTCAGCCCCATACGCACGAATGGATCGACGGCGAGCGCCAGCCTGGTCGGCCAGCGACCGAGGAAGAGAGCTTTTCAGGTGACGGGCGAGGTGATGACGGGTTGATCCGTCCGGAGGATTGGAGATGATCACGTTTGAAGCGGATGAACGGTTTGCCGACGTGGAATATGTTGGCATGGCCTACGAATCCGCAGATCGCACCCTAAGGCTGTTGGTCACGTCCGATCCCGCAGACAACTGCGAAGCGATCCTCCTTCGAGATGTTGCGGCATTTGATGTCCTTCATTTCACGCGGCAGAATGTTGTCAGTTACCTCGATATTGCGCGTTTGGCCGCCGCCGAGCATCACGCCTTTGTCGTACTTGCCATCGGTGAAGGGGCGACGATTACTTTGACAAAAAATCCCTGCCGGGATGTTCTGCTTGGGGTGGTTTTCGTGTCTGCCAACGGAGCAACGATCTTTGCTCTTTGCGGTTCGGTCGAGAAATGCTCCAGCGACGGGCAACCGATCTACACTGTTGTGGCATGATTTTCGTGGCCTGCACTCAGCGATCCACCCGGTTGGCCACGATCAGCCCCGGCACGGCGTCATGCGCTCGCTTGGCGTCACGGTCCAGATCGAGCCGCTTAGGCAGCTTCACCTGCGGAACCAGCAGGAATATCGGCACCGTCGTCCGCCCGCGGCCGGTCTTCGACCGCGAAGCGACCCCGAGCCCTCGGCTGTTCAGTCGCCCTTCCGCCACAAGCAGGCTCGGGCCGCGGCGGCGATAGACGAAGCGGAGGCGCAGGCCGCGGCGGCGTTCCCATTCGCCGGGGGTGAGCTTGGCGGCTCGGATGCCGCGGCCGGCGGCTTCGGTGGGGATCGCGAGCCAGAACCCGTCCTTCGAGCGGATCAGCGGGCCGGTGTCATGCGCGCCGACGATGACCGGGGCCTTCGACCAGACCAGCGCTGCGGCGTCGAGGCTCTCGCCCGACCTCGGGAAGTTCTGGCTCCGGATCGAATTGGCCAGCCGCGTGCCGAGCCCCGCGCCGGTGATCTGCAACCGCCACGCCGACTTCAGCCCGGTCCCGGCCTCGCGCATGGCGGCGGTCACGGCGCGTTCGCCCGCCGCGACCTCGGCCGCCATCATCGCGACGATGTCGGGATCGATGTCGAGCTTCAGCTTCATGGCCGTCACGCGGGCCTCAGATCGACGGTCCAGACCAGTCGCTCACGGTCGCGGACAGGCTCGCCCTGAATGAGGAAGGCGTCGCCGTCGATCTCGATCCGGTCGCCCGGTCGCGGGTTCGCCACCTCGGCCACCTGCAGATCCACGCGCGTGGTCTCGGACCAGAGCCGCGCATCGCCGAAGTCGGTGATCGCATCCGCACGCCGGGCGACGACGCGCACCAAAACGGGCGCGCCGCCCTCGGATGTGTAGACAGCATCCCTGCCGATGTTCGGATCGGCGAAAAGCGCACCGACGGCGGCGGCGAAGGCGCTCATCAGAACGCGCCGTTGAGCCGCACCCGGCCGATGGTATCTCCGGCCCCGCCCGCGACCGCTTCGGTGGCCACGCCGATCAGCGTGTTCGAGGTTGCCACGTTGGTGGTGCGCTTGTTGGTGTCGTCCCAGTAGATCTTCGCGCCGGCCGTCCAGGCCTGCGAGCCGACCTTGGTGATGTCGAAGACGCCGGTAAGCGCGGTCTCGACGGGCTCGGCGATGGCGGCGTCCCCGGCGGCGATGCCGAAGATGGAGCCGACGAGCAGGCCATCGCCGGAAGCGACGGCATAGGGCGCGGTCAGGGTGATGGTGTTGCCGGGCTGGACGTAGTTTTTCATGGGGGTGATCCTCTTGGAATGACGAAGGGCGGCCCGTCAGGACCGCCCGTGTGTCAGGGTTCTGCATGGGGTGCGGGTTACGCGCCCGGGTTCTTGTAGAGGCCGCGCCAGTCGATGGCCTTGGCGCCGAAGTCGAGGCGGCACTTGATCTCGACGCCGTCGACGTCGAAGCCGTTGCGCGTCTCGATGTAGGCGCCCTGCTGACCCTCGAGATAGGCGTACTCGATGGTGTCGATCTGGTTCGGGCTTGCCGCCAGATACCAGGCGGTCTCGCTGGCGGCGTCGAGCCGGGGCTCGCTGATCGGCGCGAGGGTGCGGATCGACTGCGGCACGACGCTGGACGTCGCGGCGGGCACCAGGTTCTGCGCCACCAGCTGCTCGGCCTTCAGTTCCAGCGACGCGGGCACGATCAGGAAGGCGGGGCGGACGTTCAGCACCGTCTTCTTTTCGAGACCCGTCTGCTTGGCCATCGCCGCGCGGGCCGCACCGACGCTGCTGACATCCAGCGCCGCGCCGGTGCCCGCAAGGTTCTTGTGCGTGGTGTGGAACAGCGCGTTGCCGTCGGCCATCGCCGGGTTGGCGGTGATGATCCCCCAGACCACGTCGCTCTCAAGCTGCGCGATGGAGTTGCCGTACATCGCCGGGATCCGGGTGAAGGCGTCGAGATCGTCGTTGATCAGCGTCTGGCGCGTGATCGCGACCACCCGGCCATAGGTCTTGACCCTGTAGCTCTC